ACTAAGGACAACGAGGAGCGTACATACAATGGTCGCTTGAACGTCAAGAAATACCTTGTGGGTGGTGAACGTGGTCGTAAGGCTGCTGACGTTCTCAAGGCTCACAACCTGATCCCCATGTTCGTGGGTAAGGATGGTGAGAAGCCCAAGTATAAGAGCTTCTGTCTTGACCGTGTGTTGGCTATGAAGGCTGGCGGTCGTCACATCTTTGCTATGGGTAGTGAGATCGTATGACACCCCTTATGTGTCTTGCAGCAGCGGTCTTCTTTGAGAGCCGTAGTGAACCTCTGGAAGGACAGAGGGCCGTTGCTGAGGTCGTTATGACTAGGGTAGAATCACCCCGTTGGCCCGACGAAATCTGTGCCGTTGTCTTCCAACACAAGCAGTTCTCGTTCACCCACGATGGAAAATCTGATAACTATCGCAAGTACACTGGCAATGTCTTCGACAGACAAGCGATTGATTTAGCTGAGACAATAGCTAAGTCAGTGCTAAAAGGTGATCGTATTGGCTTGACTTCTACCCACTATCATACTACCTCAGTATCACCATATTGGGCCAAAAGTTACCACCGAGATGGTCGCATTGGCACACACGTTTTTTACACAGCACCCGAAGGGAAATGAGAATGTTTAACATGACACTTGAGCAACACTTGGAAGAGATGGGTATCCGTCCCAAGTCAATCATCCGTGAGCTAGAGGAACTCCTTGATCCACGGCTGGAGTATCTAGCGAAGGGTTACTTCAATGACCCCCGCAATGGAAATAATGAGGTACCGTTCTGATGAGTATTACAGCAACATACATAGACCACATGGGCAATGACCTGACTGTAGCTAACGCAGCACGGGTCAGCTTTGGTAAAAAATCTGAGATGGAAGACGATCCGTGGGGGCCACCTAAGCTCAAGGCTAAGGATGATAAGCTTATTCGTTACCTTGCCAAGCACAAGCACATCAGTCCATTCGGACATTGCTTCGCCAGCTTCCACGTCAAGGCTCCGATCTTTGTAGCACGTCAGTTAGTCAAGCATAAGTTCCTGCGTTGGAATGAGATCAGTCGTCGTTATGTCGATGATGAACCTGAGTTATACACTCCTTACGCATGGCGTGGACGCAGTGCCGATAAGAAGCAAGGCTCTGAGGGTGTAGTAAATGTAGGTGACTGGGGCAGTTCAGGATGGGCAGCACTTAAAGCCTACAAAGACCTACTAGCTCAAGGTGTAGCACCTGAGCAAGCCCGTATGGAACTACCACAGTCCACGATGACTGAGTGGTACTGGTCAGGTAGCCTTGATGCCTTTGCTGACATGTGCCGCCTACGTTGTGCATCTGACACACAAGCAGAGACACAAGAGGTAGCATGGGACATCAGTGAGAAGATGAAAGAGTTGTTCCCTGTGTCGTGGGAGGCTTTGACAGATGGCTAAACTATATGACTTAGAGCCAATGATACTGGACTGTTGGCGTGTATGTAATGACCTTGAGACAGTGTTCAAGCAGATAGGTGACGGTGAACGTGAGCCTACGCACGATGAAATGATGAACACCTTGATGGGTATGCAACAGCTATACGAGTGGAAGTTTGAGCAGTTGTTCTTTAAGTATGAGGAGGTATTCCGTGATAAACAGTGAGTGGCGAAAGTTGATAGCAGAACAAGAGAACTTTAAGGAGAACGTAATGGCAGAACATACAGCAGACATCGTGAATGAACCCAAGCATTATGCACGGTGGAAGATCGAACCTATCACATATATCATGCAGAATGGCTTTGAGTTCTGGCGTGGGAATATCATTAAGTATGCCAGTCGTGCGGGATACAAGCCCTACGAGGGTATGAGTAAGGCTCAGTGTGAGATCACAGACCTTGAGAAGGTCATACGTTATGCTGAGATGCGTATCAATCAACTGGAGGGTAAGGATAAGCTATGACTAGAGAAGAGCTAAAGAAAATCATAAAGGCTTTGGATAAGTCTGAGGATGTCACAGTCGAGGAAGCTGTGTATCTGATCCGAAAGAGACAACGAGAGTTAGAAAACTTGGAGGTAGAGTATGAGCTTAACTGGGCCTGAGATCGTAGGTATGTGCGAGAAGTTAGCCAACAGGTTTAACTCTCCCTCACACCGTGATGACATGGTACAAGAGGGTGTATTAAAGTGTTACGAGATATTGGCTGACGATGATAAGGTACATCCAGCGCACCTCTACAGGGAGGCTAAGAGGCGTATGCACGATTACCTTAACCTTGATGTGCTACCTGTTACAGTACCAGCGCACAATATTTCCCGTAGGCTCACACACGACATAGACGACAGTGAGGTGGGTAATATGTCTGAGGTTGGTCATAAGTGGCTAAAGTCTGTTTTGTCGTCTAACTCTGGTCAATACAGTGATGAACACAATGGCTCAGAGAAAGATCATACTGAAAGGTATGAGAATAAGGAGTTTGTAAGATATGTCATAAATGTGGCGATAGAAGAATTAACGGCAGAAGAATGGAGTGTTCTTAAGTTACGTTATTACAGCGACATGACACAACATGAGGTGGCGGATATGTTAGACAAACACCAGAAGTGGGTGTCACGAAGGGAGGACACTGCCTTAACTAAGTTACGAAAGTCAGTTCTGTAACAATTCGTGATGTCTAAGAATTAGAAAAGTATCCCTATAGGTAAGTGTAGGGTTTACATAAGTTATGACTTTAGTTACTTCTACTATTAGTTATAACATAAGAAAGGAACGTAAGTATGGACGATGATGACTACTACGATCACCTTAATGAGAAAGTTAGGGAGCACACTGAAGATTTTGATGCGTCAGGTCTGGGACATAATAGTGCAGCATTGATTATTGGTCGTATTAAATCTACGCTTGATAGTCTTGTTAAACTGGATGACGAACACGGAGAAGCCTTACAAGTTCTCGTGGACAATCAGGAAGAGGAACGTGAGACAATCCTTCTGGTTCTTGGGAGACAATTACTTGAGGGTCGTGGTACTAATAAAGGAGACCGTGAGTTTGGCAAATGGTGCAATCGCAACTTCCCAAACTTGAGAGAGCACGTTAGCAAAGACGACCAGACAGCTATCATCTGGGCAGCAGAGTTTCCTGAACAACATCAGGATATGCTAGACAAACACCCTCGTGTTCGGACAACCCGTGGCTTATACGCTAAGTACAAGGAGGAGCAAAAGAAAGACAAAGTACCCACCAATGGAAATGGTGTGGGTAGTGGCAGTGGAAATACTAACAGTGGCTCTGGCAACTCTGGTAGTAATACTGGTAATCCCAATGCACCGCCCAAAGATAAAGGAGGCGTAAACACAGAAAACCCAGACACTACTACAATTATCGCCAATGCGACTATGATCGCAAGCAGTCTTATTGGTGTCGTTACCAATATGCTTATGTTTGAGAAAACTCAAGGTAGGGGCGTAGGAGAAAAAGAACTTGCCTCTGCTATATTCCACGAGATCAGGAGCCAATCTGTAGAACAACTTACAGAATCTGAGATCGAAGATTATATAGAGGATAACCTCAAACGGACACTTAGTGTCATACAAAGATCACTTCCCACCCTAGATGTGATCGAGACCAACGTAGTAAGTATTCAAAAAACAATGGAGAGATTCTAATGAAAACCGCAGCACAAAAAAAACTATTCCAGACATTTGAGACAAGCTCTGAGAATAATGGTATCGTAGAGTTCAAGGAGAAGTTGCAACAGGCTCGTCGCTCTGGCTCAAGCTACCGTTGTCAAAAAGAAGCTAAAGAACGTGTGGAACTGTCTTTCCGGTTTAACGACGATCTTATGCGACCTTATCAAGATACTTACCGTAATCAAATCCCTGCTGTCCTCTTAGCCATGTGTGACAAAGGCTCTTTAACTAAGGTTATCCTAAAGAAACTTCAACTAGCTGAAAGTGAGCAGCGCCTCGCACGTTACCTTTTTGAGTCTCAAAGCAAAGGCGAAAAGTGGTTGATGAAAAAGTGGGCAGAGTTTGCCAAAGGTATGACTGAAGAAGAAGTTGAATACTACACATCTTGGCTTGAAACCTTCTCCGGCCCTGATGATGAAGATCAACCAGAACTTCCCCTTTAAACCCAAGGAGAGAGCCACATGGCTGAACATGCACACCAACCCTGTCCATATGAAACGTGTGGCTCCTCCGATGCCTTCAGTTATAACACTGAGGGCTTCGGCAAGTGTCACGCTTGCAACCAAGGCTACCCGTCCAGTGGAAAAACATTCGGGTGGGCTAAAGAAAAGTACCCAACAAAAGGAGGGGATAATTTGTCGTTTACACCAAAAGCTGTTGTGTCGTTTACACCAGAAGATACGTCCGATGGAAAATACGCTAACATGCGTGGCATCAACAGCAAGACGATGGAGGACTTCGGTGTCCTAACCTACGAAGATCGTCAGGAGTATGTGTACCCCAGCGGCGGAATTAAAGTCCGTAAGCTAGGCGAGAAGGGGTTCTACGCTAAAGCAGGTTTCAAGGGCGATGAACTCTTCGGTATGAACTTCTTTACCGCAGGTAGCTCCAAGATGGTAACTATCACTGAGGGCGAACTAGATGCTCTCTCAGTGGCACAAATACTCAAGAGTGGTTACACCAACCCAGTTGTTTCGTTACCCTCTGCTACACCCTCTAAGAAGCTCTGGGAGAACTGTGCGGATTGGCTTAATAGTTTCGAGAAGATCATCCTGTCGGTTGACAACGATGACGCTGGTAATGCTCTTGCTGACCGTGTAGCAAAGCTGTTCCCTAACAAGGTCTACCGTGTTGACCATCGACCATACAAAGATGCCAATGAGTTTCTACAGGCAGGTAAGGCCGCTGACTTCAAGAGTGCATGGTGGAACGCCCGTAAGTTCACACCTGAGAATGTAATGAACAGCACACAGGACTTCTTGTCGTTGTACAAGGACACCCCTGAGTTCCAGTATGTACCAACAGGTATCCAAGCGTTAGACGATAAGATCATGGGTCTCATGCAGGGTCACTTCACGGTAATCAAAGCGCCCACGGGTATCGGCAAGACGGAGATCATGCGGTTCCTTGAGTACAATATGCTACAACGTGAGGTTCCTATTGCTGCATGGCACTTGGAGGAAACTAAGCTACGATCACTGTTAGGTCTTGTGTCATACGAATGTAATGACAATCTGACACGCAGGGATTTAATTGACGAGAAGGGCGCAGAGGATCAGGTGATTGATGCTATCGGTAAGCTGACGAAGGACGAGAACTTCTATCAGTTTTACCTTAGTGATGGTCAAGGTGCTGACGATCTGATCGACCAGATACGTTACTTCGCTGTAGCTTGTGGTGTTAAGTTTGTTTTCTTTGAGCCTATTCAAGATGTACTCGTGGGTTCATCTGACGAGAGCAAAGAGCAAATGCTGGCTGATCTATCGGTGCGACTATCGAAGCTGTCTGCTGAGTTGAACGTGGGTATCGTAACTATCGCCCACACTAACGATGACGGTCAGATGAAATACTGTCGTATGATCGGACAACGTGCATCAGTTATCATTGATCTCAAGCGTGACAAAGAAGCTGATGATATACAGGAGCGCAACACAACGTACCTGTCTATTGAGAAGAACCGACCCTGTTCAGAAGAAGGTAACGCAGGGATGATGCGGTTTAACACTGACACCTTCACACTTACAGAGGTAATGTAAAATATGACAACAGTATTCGACATTGAAACAGATGGTCTATTAGATGAGTTGACCAAGATTCATGTCATGTCTTGGTCTAATGACATGGGTGAAGTTAAGCATACCCATGACTACGATGAGATGCGCTATGTATTACTCAACAGTGAAACTCTGGTAGGCCACAACATCATACGCTTTGATATCCCAGCGATAGAAAAGGTGTTAGGCATTGAGGTAAAGGCTCGTTTGATCGACACTCTAGCGTTATCTTGGTATCTACACCATGACCGTATGAAGCATGGGCTTGAGGGCTACGGAGAGGACTATGGAGTACCCAAACCAGTTATTAAGGACTGGAACACCCTAACACCACAAGAGTACGCTCACAGGTGCGACGAGGACGTTAAGATCAACAATCGTTTGTGGCGTGACTTAAGCATGAAGCTGGACAAACTGTACAAAGATGCGGAGGCAGATAAGGATCGTCTGATCGACTACCTTACATTCAAGCTAGACTGCGCTAAAGAGCAAGAGACCCTGCGGTGGAAATTAGACGTAGACAAAGCT